GAATCGGGTATACACTTAATGAAGCTCAGCTGGAGATCTGGCCGATAGATGATTGGTCTCGAAAGCAATGCATTCAGATACTAACCAGGCATCAAATCGGATTTCAGTACGTTCCCACTACCATGGATACGATGGCTTTTCGTTTCTATGATACTGAGGACTATCTCTTAGCCAAAGAGTTATTTAATGAATAAAAGAGCTAGATTGATTATTGATAAGTCTTGTAAAGATATTGGCTTGGTCTGGACCGGGGATGCGTTACCGGCGTCGATCATTAAAAACGTCATGGCTGATCTGGATAACGAGTTTGGTAAACTAAAGTGGGTTGGGGCGGACGAGAGTTGGAATCTGGCCGTTGAGAAAATCAGAGCTGAATTGAGAGATATCTATGAATGATAAGGAAAAGGCTAAGAACAGATGTAACGAGATAATCGAGATGTGTTTCGGTGCCGAACTGCAACAGACTTGGTGGAGTACGAAGAATGCTGAGTTTGATCAAAAGACACCGAACGAGGTCTGGGAGACCAATCACTGGGGACTTGTCTATGCGTATTTACTTGATCAACTGAGCGGAGATTATATATGAAAAACTGGAATGAACTTGATAAACTGGAACTGCGCCATTGGCTTACAGGTGTCTTAAAAGAAGAGATCGTTACCATTAAATTCACAAAGAAGGATGGTACTGACCGTGTCATGAAAGCGACACTTCATGATCGACTTGTCGCCAATACCAATGGTACTGGTAGAAAAGAAAATGCCGAGGTAATTAGTGTCACGGATGTGGAAATTGATGAATGGCGGTCGATTCGGCTTGATTCTATTAAGGAGATTAGCTTTGACCCTAAAAATAAATGATATGTTATCAGATGAGGAAATCGAGGAGTGTATCGACGGCTCATCTGATGTTAAAATGATACGAGAGATCATTGATTTAACACAGTTAGATAATCTGGTGGATATCGAAGACTTTGCCGATATGTTCTCGTATCAAATCAGAAACTTCATTGATGTTCATATCGAGGATGACGAGGAAGCGTATGATGAAGCTTACATGAATAATTGGGAATGGGGTTCAAGTATAGCAGAGAACATCAACAATCTTCTTATCAATAAGTGGACGAAGATGTGAAAATAAACTTGTCCAATACTGTATTTAGTATCATAATGTGTATGTTTTTATTCTATGGAGAACCAGATGTCTTTGATGCCATTAGAGAAAAACTAATCAACATACTAACAGATAATAAATACAGTAACAAGGGTTCAACTTCTATAAGATAAACTATGCTAAAAATAGATAAAGAATATCTAAAGACCGGTGTTGGTCTGGAGATTACTGAGCAGGAAATCAATGATGCTATTGGTTTCATTGAACTTGGTTCAACCGTTGCTATTGAAGAATATGACTTTGATGGCAAGGATCTATTTCGCCATGAGAACAAAATGATCGTTAAACAAAATTCTCAGTTAGTTGCCTACATAGATTTGAATGAGGAAAAACTTTATTTGATTGGATAACACTATGCAACAACTTCATCCGATAGATCAGATTCGTCAATCGGTAGCTCATTCGTTATGGAATGCGGTCTCGGCAACTCAAAACGATATCTTAGTCAATCTTTGCTATGATAAAGATAAACGATATAGATTTCTAAAAGAAAACTTTGCAAAGAATTTTAGCGGCAAAGTCTATCTTTCAGAACATGCATGTTACGAGAACGTAAAATTACCGTTTAAATTTATTTTACAGAATTATATCAATAATCATAAGGTTGATGATTGGTCGATTGTTATCCTGCAAAATAACACTATTAATTATAAAGATAATTCTGATCTATACCATGCAATAAGAAAAAACGCTCCGAATTCAATTTTCGTTTGTTGGGATTATGATAATCACCATTGGGTGGTTCTATCCACGATGGTCGCTGCATTAGTAGATATCTATATTCCGGCGCACAGCGAAAACGTTAATCCGATCACCAGATTCAATAGTAATTCATTTGGTCCTGTTGCATGTGGAACATTACAATGGTCTAAAGAATTTGCTCAGAAAAATATCAAGTTAATAAAGAACACTAAAAGATCTAACGAACCACTTGGGCATCATTTCGAATATTCACATTTTACTTATCGTAATGGTTGTGTAAGAGCAGTAAACAGAGTATACAAAGAAGTTGCATTGATTCCTCCGAAGTATCATGAGAAGCCGCCCATTGAAAGATTAACAGAATGGACTAATCATAAAGCACATTGGATCATGCCGGTGTTCAATGACATTCCATTACGATTTTTTGATTCATTGTTTACCGGCGGCATTCCAATCATTCCCAAAACACTACAGGGCAATCCTGTGATTCGAGGATTAGATGACTTCTGCGAATTTTATACTGTACAAGATTTGGTTGAACCAGAGGAAATAACCAACCGAGCTATTGCCAAATTCGATAAACTAGGTGATAAGGGAACTATGGCTCGACATCAAGCGATTCTAAATGCCCATCATATTGATAATCGTTTTGAATTAATATTCAAACATATTGAAAAAGAGTTCAATTTATCGCTTGACACAGATGCCAAATGACAATATAATATGCTTATATTAAGGAGATCATATGGCTCGTGCAGAAAAGGTAGCTAATCCAAAGACTGCAGTTGTCGGTGCAGAACCAGACGCAACTAAGATTGTTGCCGGTGGCGAAGGATATGGAGTTAAGTTCATTACTGCAATGAACTGGTATTCTATTGACGGTAACAAAGCAGATGCTCGTAAGTTTCTTCGGGAATATATTAAGAAAAATCGCCCCGCTGATCTAAAAGATTTTGATAAGGTGCCTGATAAGGAAATTCGTCCGACCTATGGTTGGATTGCTCGAATTTTAAGCAAAGGTGCAACACTAAGCAATTATCATGTCGAGAACTTCAACAATTATATCTTCTCAATACTGAAACCAATTACTGCTCCTGTAGTACAAAAGACTGTTATAGTTTCTAATAGAGTCTCCATTCAAGATGCTATGAACGAAAAGATTGCTAATTACATTGGCACCTTGGAGGGAGCATATGATGACTATATCACTGACGGTACAGAGTTTTCTCTTGAAGCAGATATGAAGTCTAAAGAAATTCCTCAAGCGTATGTTACAAAGATCGAGGAATGGGCAAAGAATAAATTACGTGAATGGATCGAGATAGTAGAAGGCAAGGATACTCAGTTGAATGAGGCATTCTCTCATTATACCAAGACAAGTAAAAAAGATGTTGCCAAGTTCTTTGCTTCCATGATTCAAGATTGTGAGAAATACGGCGCATTCAAGAAAGCTAACAGAAAGCCAAGAACTACTAGGCAAAAGACTCCGGCTCAACAGATCAAGAATCTAAAATACAAGACGAAAGATGATGAACTTAATATTAGTTCAGTTAATCCAATGGATATTGTTGGTGCGTCTGCAGTGTGGCTTTTCAATACTAAGAATCGTAAGCTATCAGTATATCGTACAGACTCGGGTCAGGGTATTCAGGTCAAAGGTTCGTCTTTGCAGAACTATGATCCGGAAATATCTGAGACAAAGACTTTACGTAAACCTGCAGAACAGATCAAAGAATTGATTGGTGCTGGTAAAGTTCAACTTCGTAAGTTCATGGAAACTATCAAGACTAAAGGTGGTGAAGTGAACGGGCGAGTAAATGCAGATATGGTAATCGTGAGAGTGGCCAAGTAGGATAAATAATAATTTTAGAGATTGTTATGGCAACATTAAAAATATCCTATTGTCAGCTTATACGTATTATCTTGTCTCAGATGGGCGGCAATCCTTTACAACAGGTATATGCTCATCTGATACAAGGTATGCCAAGCATTTCTGTTAGATCGGGATTGTTCTCAGAATTGGCACAGATTAAAGCTGTGGTTGATGAGGTTACATCTCGTATTCAACAATTAGTTAAGGATGTAAACGATTATGAGAAAATGGCTCGGGAGTTAGCCGGGCAGTTTTTAAAGAATCCAATGGCACCAGAACTAAACAGTATGCTTGATGCTATTGATGATAGACTTGGTTCGTTAGAAGAAGGTAGTGTAGAACATACTACACTCACTGCTTTAAGAAGTAGCATTGCTTCGTATAAAGATATCACTGATAAATTGTCAGGAGTCACTCCACCTAGTGGAGGACAGTCGTGTTCATTGGCAGATTTATTAGGCAATGGTTGTACTCCTGCTAAGGATGTTCCGGACATTGATTTGAAAACTCTGATTGATTCTTTGAACAAACAAAATTTAGTTAATGCATTAAGAACTAAGCTTCAGGCTGGTACCGGAATTACAGCTCTGCAAAACGAAATACAAAACCTTAGGACAACTATTAGTACTATTAGTACTAGTTTTCAAAATATCTTTAACAAGCAGTTTATTAAGAATGCGGTTATTGGTTACGTAAATCAAATTATAGCTAGATTACTCAGTGGTTGTAGCACTGACACATTATCATTAACTTTAAAAGATAGTCTAGGATCATCCTATACTAGTATTGATGGAATATTTTCCTTATCATCAACAGGTTCATCGGGAAGCAAATCTTTCTCTGTCAATTCAGTAGCAAATGTTGTTATAGGCCAATTAGTGAGAGGTACCAATGTCGAATTTAATAGTAATGTAGTGGATTTCTATGAGGCAAATAATACTGTAGTATTATCCGTGCCATTGTCTGGAAATTTATCTGGAGAAAGCATTACATTCGATCCAACAGTATTTGGTTCAGATTTAAACATTGCTAACGCTTTGATTGAGGCAACTACATACATACAAAACGTATATGGCAACACTACTATTTTATCTACTGGTTATGTGGATGAGTTTGGTAGATCAATTCTTTATCCTAATGTAACAAACACTTTAAGTATATAATATGATTATTGTTGATTTTAATCAAACTGCTATCTCAAATTTGATGGCAGAAATAGGTGGTCGAACTGACGTTGAATTAAACGTTCCATTGCTTCGACATATGATTCTTAATTCTTTGCGAGGATATAAGCAAAAATTTGGTAAAGAATATGGTGAACTTGTCATCGCATGTGACAATATGAAATACTGGCGTAGAGCCGTATTTCCTCAATACAAGGCTGGTAGAAAAAAGGCAAGAGAAGAGTCTGGATTCGATTGGAAACTTATCTTCGAGACATTGTCTACTATTAGAGACGAAATTGATAAGATATTCCCTTACAAGGTAATCAATGTAGATGGAGCAGAAGCAGATGATGTTATTGCTGCTCTTGCTTTCTATTCTCAAAATAATGACTTACAAAATATTACTCCCTTTAGTGACGGTGATCCAAAACCATTCTTAATTATTTCTGGGGACCATGACTTTATTCAGTTACAAAGGTTCAAGAATGTCAAACAGTTTTCGCCTATTCAGAAAAAATATGTTAAGCCAGACTCAACAGCGGAGGAATATGTGGTGGAACACATTATCCGCGGCGACAAGGGAGACGGAATCCCAAATGTCTTATCGCCAGACGACTGCCTTGTCAACGGAGAAAGACAAAAACCTATTTCTAAGAAAAAATTAGAAGAATGGATTAAGAATCCTTTGTCAATGCCAACAGATCCTGAGTTTGTTAAAAATTTTAAACGAAACATGACATTGGTTGACTTTCATTGCATTCCAAAAGAAATCAGTGATGCCATTATAAATAATTTCGAGACTCAACCTAGTAAAAATAAAAGTATGCTTCTGAACTATTTTATTGAGAATAGAATGAAGAATATGATGGAATTGATAGAGGAATTTTAATGAACAAAACCAGTATTCCACAGGTGTTTGAAGAAGTAGAAAAACAAAAAACTAAGCAAGCCAAAATCAATGTTCTACGTAGTTACGATTCTCAAGTACTACGAGGTATTTTGGAACTTAATTTCATTCCCCAATACAAATTACTGCTTCCAGAAGGCGCTCCGCCTTTTAAACGTGATGACAGAACACCTGATGGGTATTCTGAAACCAATTTGTTCACGGAGTTTAGGCGTATGTACATTTGGTTAAGACCAGATGCTAATATTTCTAAGGTAAAACGAGAACAATTGTGGATTCAGATGTTAGAGGGTATTCATTGGAAGGAAGCAGACCTACTAAATCATATGAAGGACAAAAAAATCACTACCTTATACAAGTCAGTGACGTATGATTTGATTAGTGAAGCATTTCCCGGCATGCTACCACCCAAACCCCCCGAACCCGAGCAGAAAAAAGTCAAGGGAGGTGTCAGTAAAGTCCCTTTGGATGGTTCCACCGCCTAATTTTTTGGAAAAAACCAGAAATTTTGGTAGAAATACCAAAAATTGAATGGGAAGATCATTCCAAGATACCAAAAGACCCCGTTTTGGACCCAAGAAATTACAATTTTTACCGATACAGAGGGTTTGACAAGTGAAACTAATGACATTATAATAATGATATATTATAGTGAGGTGAGATATGTCTCTAGTTGGTCCTTGGCTTAATGATTTAGGTGGTAAAAAGCGCAAAGTTAAGTATGCTTCGGCTGAAGCGAAGAAACGTGATCTAGAGTTACAAGCAGAATGGCAACAACTGAAGGCTAAAATCGATAAGACAGCCAAAGTTGTGCCTTCTCGCCCTCTTACTCGCCCTTTTCCCAAGTTAGGTCCTCCGCCTGGCAGAGAAACTAGGTTTATTCCTAGTCTAGATACCGGCGCTGGCGTAGGAGCGAAGAAAGCAGCACCAGTTTATACTGGAACAAAGATTATTGGTATTGGTACAATGCATAAGTCGAATGCTGTACCTATTTTTAGTGACGACGAAGCGAAAGCTATTTCATCTATGCGGAGATAATTATGAATATTCCTAGTAATGCAGCAGATCGTAAAGCAATCTATGATTGTATGCGAGAAATCAGTGGATCAATGACTCGAATTGATGCCGAACGAGAATTTATTCGAGAAGCAATCAAAAATATTTGTGATGAACAAAATTTGTCCAAGAAAACTTTTAGGCGAATGGCAAAAACTTATCACAAGCAAAACTTTAATACTGAGGTAGAAGAACACGAAGAATTTGAAAATTTGTATCAGGCAATTACCAACACAACTACTATGGATAAAGCGGCATGAGGCAGCTTTATATCCTCGAGGCTAGGTGGCATGATAAAATCAATCGAATGCGTAAAAACGAGATAATTGGTGTTTATGCTGATCTTAAGAAACTTGAAGATTCCAAAAATTCAGTAATGTCTCGACCTCATGACTATCATTCTGTTTCTTTTTCAATAAAAACAGAGATACAACCATTTCATGCTTAGAAAATAAGCAAATTATGAATAACCCTTCGGTTGACACAGGTATCTTTTTACTATATAATAATGAAATAGTGGAGAAGATGATGAAAACCGAAAAACGCCGTAATCCTGTAGCTAAAGATCTTCGTACGCCGAAGTATCGTCCTCGTATTGTAGAAGACAAAACTGCGTACAAGCGTAAACTTAAGAATGACCGCCAAGCTAACGTAATTTATTCTTGATAGGTGATATGATGGAAGTATTTGATATTCTTGAAGCTCTTGCTGCAGACAATTCTCGTTTAGCTAAAGAAGCGATTCTTCGGCAACATGCTAGTAATGATATTTTGAAAGAAGCATTTAGACTAGCATATGATCCTATGATTAGTTATTATATTCGCAAAATCCCAAACTATATTGTTGGCAAAGCTGAGGCTAAGGCAGCACTAGGATGGGCTATGCAAGAACTAGAGCAGCAATTCGCCACTCGTAACAAGACTGGTAATGCTGCTATTGACCATTTGAAATTTATTTTGGAGTCACTTGATGCACAAGATGCCAGCGTTATTGAAAGGATCATCAAACAAGACCTTCGTTGCGGAGTCGGCGAACCCACAATTAATAAAATCTGGCCCGGACTCATTAAAACGTATCCCGTCATGCTGGCTTCTGGATTCGACCAGAAACTCGTTGACAAAATCGGGTTCCCCGCATTCGTCCAGCTTAAGTTGGATGGCATGCGCTTCAACGCTATCGTCCGTCAAGGAAAG